CCTCATTACATAATCGTAATGAACTCAAAACTATTTTCATCACCCCTTAAAAATCTTATTGACTGAAGCCATGCTTTATTACATAATAGTAACGTACTGAAGAGGTTATGGGTCTAGCACTATAGGTCTAGTGATAATGGCAAGTCAACCAAGAACAAGAAAACAGGAGAGAGTGCCATTTCTATTGACAATGGGGTGTATATCCTCAAAAGCCTAAGGGAAGAAAGCCCAAAGGACACGCCTGCCTATGAATACCGAGTGCAGATCATTCACGCAATCGGGAACATTTTCAAAGACATGAGATATTTGTTTAATGCATTTGAAAATGCCGAAGTCTATACCTCTCAGGATTTGGCTGAGAATGCCGCAATTGAATTGGATAATCAACACTTTACAGAATACGACGTATTACTAATAAGTAGCTTTTCACACTATACCTGGAATCGAATCAAGGAACTATCAACTGTTGAACTGGAGAACGTAGCATGACTGCAAAGAAGACTACCATTAAAGGCCCTCTTCCGCGCTCTGAAATTATCAAGCTGCTGAAGAAGGGTGAGCATCTTATCACCTATAAGAAGCAATCTACACGCAAGGTGGATAAGATGTGGATGACATTAGAGAAAGACAGATTGCCGTCTGATTTTGATGGCAAGTATGGTGGTGCCAATAAAGAAGTGATCGTAGCCTTAGACACGATCAAAAACGGTTGGCGCTCTTTCCGAGTGGACGCATTCAAGTCTGCTGAGCCTCTATAAAAAGGCTTGGTTGTAGGTGACTAGCAGAAACGCTGTGGAACCTTCTTTTTTTTATTGGAGTGGATAATGACGACTGTTTGTTATCGTGACAAAGTATTAGCCTCGGATTCTCAAGGTTGTCAGGGCACATATTATGGAGGATCGTTTCAAAAAATACATCAAGTAAATGATGTTATTGTCGGAACGGCTGGAAAACTTGATGAGGGGACAAAGTTTATTAAATGGTTAAAACATTTTAAACCATTTAGACCAAAACATCCCCCAAACCGATTTAATTTTGATGATATGCAAGCACTTGTTGTTGATTCGGAAAATAATATATGGTATTATCACAATCATATGTATCCAGTCAAAGTTAAAGATATATTTTTTGCAATTGGTTCCGGCCGATTTGCTGCTATGCCAGCCATGGAAGCTGGAGCATCGGCTGTAGAGGCTGTGAGAATTGCAATGAAGTATGATACCCAAACTGGAGGAGATATTCAAACACTCTCATGTTCCAAGCAAAATTAATAGCACTAACACAACCAACTGAAGATTTTAAAGCTGAAACCGGAGCCGAGAACGCAGAGGATATTATCTCTTATTGCGCTCGTGTTTCTAATCCAGCTAACCAAGAAAATTTTGATACTTCCGCAAAGCTCTTGACTTTCTGTATGAGGAAAAAGCATTGGTCTATTTTCCAGATGGGGCATCTCATTATGAAAATCCAATGCACAAGAGATATCGGCCGGCAGATTCTAAGACATAGGAGTTTCAGTTTTCAGGAATTTAGTCAACGTTATGCTGCCGTGAATACAGATGATTTTGTTATTCGTGAAGCCCGTTTGCAAGATGTGAAGAATCGGCAAATGTCTGTTGAAACTGATGATGTGTTTCTGAAACAAGAATGGGAAGTGTATCAATGGGAAGTGGTGCGGGCAGCAAAGCGAGCATATCAGTGGGCTCTAGATAACAAAATCGCTAAGGAACAAGCCCGTGTGGTGCTGCCGGAAGGGCTTACACCATCAACCATGTTCATGGGTGGTTTGTTACGTGATTGGATTTTCTTTTGTACAGTGAGAATGAGAGAAGGAGAAACACAGAAAGAACACGTTGAAGTCGCGAAGTCTTGTTGGGATATTCTCAAGAGAGCATATCCTTTTCTGGAAACTGTGAACATCGGAGATTATCAATGACTGTGACTGTAATGCATAAAGAAATGCAAAAACAACTTGGTATTGTGGATAAGCTTATTGCCTACTATGAGGAAAACCCGAAACGTTGGGTTCGTCATACAGGGCGGAAAGAAAATGCAAAAGGGCAGATGCTTGGATGCTGTATCGCTGGCGGTATTGCTCATTTCGCTAAACATGATACAATGCTGACTCTTGATATCACAACTAAGATGCAAAAACTACTTGATACCGGGTCAATAGTGATGTGGAATGATACCGTTTGTAAAAATGCCAAACAAGCAATTTCATTTTTGAAGAAGACGAGTAAAGCGTTCAGGAATGAAATCAGAAAAGGATCGTAAGTGGTTAGCTGTAGCAGAAGTTTTTGCTACCAAGTTTTCCAAAGACCCTAGTACAAAATGTGGAGCCATTATAGTTGATAAAAGAAATAGGATTGTCTCTATCGGCTATAATGGTTTCCCTTCTAAGATTACAGATCATCCTGCTTTATTGCATGATCGGCCAAGGAAACTAGAACGAACGATTCATGCTGAGCTAAATGCCATTCTAAATGCTACGGTTTCATTAGAAGGATGCACGCTTTATGTGCATCCCATGCCATGCTGTAGCCAATGCGCATTGTGTATTATTCAAGCTGGTATAGAAAGAGTGGTGGCACCCAACTTTTATCCAGACAGATGGAGAGAGTCTTTTGAATTGGGTAATCAACTTTTTCGTGAGGCGAAAGTAGATTACTGTTATTATGGAAAAGAATAATGAAGGTTGAAAAAGAAATTACTATACCAGAAAGAAAAGCAATAGTTATTGATTATTATCTTTGTGAGTTTTGTAAGAAAAAGATAAACGAACATCCTAAATCCTATGAACGATATGAAGTTGAAGTTGTTTGTGAGAAAGGAACTAATTATCCTGAAAGTGGTTGGGGGGATAAAACAATCTTAGATATATGTTATGATTGTTTTTTTCAAAAGTTGGTGCCTTGGGCATACTCGCAAGGGGCATCTGTTAGAACTGAAGAATGGGATTATTAATGATGCAAGTGATATCTAGAAATGAGCTACCTAGAAAAGTATGGCAGATAACAGAATTAATGGAAGGATTAAGAGAACCAAGAGATAAGGTTGAACGCAACTTTATTAAATATCATAAAGATAATCCGATAGTTTTTTCACTGTTTGATAGATTTTGTCACGATGTAATATCTTTGGGTTATAATGAATATTCACCGTGGTTTATTATGAATCGGGTGCGATGGGAAACTGATGTTGTAATTAGAGATAGTGCAACTCAATTCAAAATTTCTAATGATTATATTTCTTTATATTCTAGATGGTGGATGGAAAAGAACCCAAAACATCTTGATTGGTTTGAAACGAATATCAGAAAATCTGAACAAATGATACTAGATCAAATAGGAGCGATGATAGAATCCAGAGCAAAAAGTAGAAAAAATGACAATTGTTATTAACTTATTTGGAGGACCAGGCGCCGGCAAATCCACAACCGCAACTGGTGTTTTCTCTAGACTTAAGCAAGCAGATGTTTCATGTGAATATGTTTCCGAATATGCTAAAGACCTTGTTTGGGAAGGCACAACGGAACTTCTAAATAACCAGATACATGTCTTTTCTGAGCAGTTTCGCCGTCAATGGCGCTTGATGAATAAAGTGGATTATATTATTACAGACAGCCCAATTCTTTTGTCAGCAGTGTATTTTGAGTTTTGGTTTGAACGACAACAGAAGCCTAAGTTTCTAACTAATACTTTCGCAAAACAAACAAGAGAATATTTTTTAGCTGCATTCCATCAATTTGACAACATCAATTTTTATATCACACGCACAAAACCATATCATCAGATTGGTAGAATGCAGACAAAAGAAGAGGCACAATTAGTTGATCATGCTGTGTTGAAATACTTAGGAGAAACAAAAACAGAATTTGAAATCACTAATTCTCAGGCAGCAATTGAACGTGTGTCTGGTGAAATTTTTATGAGAGAGATTCACATCCAAGCGCAAAAAGAAGAGGAAGAAGAATAAAAAAATGCCATGTAGTAGTGATGGATATGAGGATGAAGATCGTTATACAAGAGAAATGAAAACCGAACTTGACATGGTTACTCGTATACTTTGTGAAGTTCTAACATTTTATGAAAACGAAGGTAGAGTTTATTTAAGTAAAGAAGCAAAGGAATGGTGGGACAATCATAAAGCAAACGACCTGCGACGTATTGCTCATGAAGAATGGGTAAAAGAACAGGAAAAAAGGAGAGATATGAAAACAATTATTGAACTCAAAACGAAATGGAATTTAGACTAATATGGGAATCGATTGGAACGAGATTTCAGAAAAGGCTAATGGCGGCACAGAACTTATGTGTCGTTATTTGGAGAAGTATCTAGATAAAGAGCTTCTTGATAAGTATCAGATTGTTCCATCTCGGGTAAAGAATCCTCTAGATGAAACGAAGCATCGTGTATTCTATGCCCATGATCTTCCAGGTGACCCAGAATCCCAACATCTAGAAAATGGTGGATGGGATAAATGGCATCGTATTGTTTTTGTTTCACACTGGCAACAACAAGCTTATATTAATCATATGAATCTTCCTTGGCACAAAACAGCTGTGCTTCAGAATGCTATTGACCCTATTGCTGCCGCTGAGAAGCCGAACGATGTTGTCAGGATCATTTATCATACAACACCGCATCGTGGCCTAAACATTCTTGTTCCTGTCATAGAAAAACTTGCCGAAGAATACAAAGAGAAAATTCACCTTGATGTTTATTCATCTTTCGCAGTTTATGGATGGGAAGAAAGAAACAAGCCATTTGAGGAACTTTTCAATAAAATTCGTAATCATCCTAATATGACTTATCATGGAGCAGTTTCTAATAAAGATGTACATGAGGCGTTGAGAAAGGCCCATATTTTTGCCTATCCATCTGTCTGGCCGGAAACGAGTTGCATTTGTCTTATGGAAGCAATGAGCGCTGGACTTCTTTGTGTCCATCCAAACTATGCGGCACTACCAGAAACCGCTGCCAATTGGACTCACATGTATCAGTTTCATGAAGATGCCAATGCCCATGCCAGAACTTTCTTTGGTGTTCTGAAAGACGTTATTGATTACGTTCTTTCTGATAACTACAAAGACGATGTTAAACTCAAAGGACAAAAGAGTTATGCTGATCTATTCTATTCTTGGGATTTACGCAAGATTCAATGGGAGAATTTTTTGAACAGTTTTTCTCATGAATCAACGGAGCTAAAGAAGGCTCCAATGTTTGTCTACAAAACTTAGGATTAGAAATGCGCACTTGACAATGCACCAAATTTATGCAAAAATGGTTGAGTTGTTGAGCGGAGAGCACCGATGTCAGCCAGCCCACAAGCCATCTCTGATATATTGGTTGAAATTGAAACCAGACTTGATGTTTTCTATAATGCTAACTTTGATTATAGTGCTATTAGTTTTAACAAACCACTAACTGTCATATTTGCGGAAGCAGGAGTGGGCCGGCGTCAAGCTCATGCTATCTTGCAGCGCTATCTTCCTCTTTTGAAGGAAGTATATGATGTGACTTATGAACCTGAAAAGGATACGGACTTAAAAGAAGCTTATGGAAAGAGAACAAAACAACAACTAAAAAATTACAGCCAATTCGTCTTTGATTTTTGTGGAGAAATCAGAGATTATATGGAAGCAAAGCCAGAGAAAAGAAAGAAAAAAATAAAGTCGGCCAAAGATTTGACACAATTAGTTCAATGGCAAAAAGAAGATACTACACTTAAAATACGTTCTATTGATCCATCTGAAATCATTGGGGCGATAGGATTACTTTGCTACAATACTAAATACCAGACAGTAGCTTTATTCTTGGCCAAGCCAAATGAAGCACTGTCATTTAATAGGACGACACTTATAAACTTTGATGAAGGAAAATCTCTAATAAAGATACTGGATAGTGCGCTAATCTCGCGTATGATGACAGGTAATTTTCAATACGTTATAGAGTATGTCAAAAATCATCCATACACTCCTCGTCATCTTACAGGCCGCATCGGTTCCAACACCTTGCTTCTGAGAGTCTTCAAATGACAGACAAACCAACGACTGGCAAAGTGTCAATCAAGCCCTACAAGTGTGATACTTGCGGACATGAAGCCGAGTTTTCTACAAATCATTGGGGAAGAATTTATAATACACCTTGTAGAGGTTGTGGTCCATCTCGTTCTTGGTCATGCACAGAACCATGCCCCCCAACACATGATTTACCTCCAGAATGGAAGAGTGTAAAACTTAGAGATATTATAGGCAAAGGAACCAAGCATTGAAATTGAGTATAAGTGAAATCCTACAAAAAGCTGATAATCTACCATCTAAAAAAGAAAAGATTGCGTTTCTGAGACAACAATCCAATAAACCTTTCCTAGAGGTTATTCGTCACTTTCTTGATCCAACTATCAAGTTTCTATTACCAGAGAAGGTTACTTACAGCTTCAATGAATTTACGGATTGTGATAGCGTTCTTTATACGAAAGCGCGGGAACTGTATCTATTCGTTGAAGGTGGACACCCAACACTCAAACAAGATCGTCGTGAGAAGCTATGGAGGCTCTTTCTAGAGGCTCTGGCGCCGGCTGATGCTTTATTGATGCTGGAGCTACGAAAAAAAGAACTACCATACAAAACAATCACTGTAGACCTAATCAATGAAGCGTTTCCAGGATTAATAACAACCCAAACAGAAAAGGAAAATACGAACTAACTCATGTCTAAAAGTAGAAATCGTTATAGCTATGACGAAAACGGTTATGACGAATATTATAACAAGAAAAGAAGATTTCAGAATCGTCGCAAATATGCAAAAATAAAAGCCGCAAATCGCAGAAAAAATCTAGAATATAGAGAAAGTGATAGCGACAGAGAAGAATATTACGAGGAGAATTACTAACGTGTGTGTTTATTGTGCTACTGGTGATTGGCCTTGGAGACACGATCCTCCTTGGTATCCGCAGCCTGATCCGCGTCTTCCGCCTCCAGCAATATGGCCTCAACCACAGCCATATCAACCTTGGGACGTTGCTAAGCTAAAAGAATATCTAGAGCTTTTAAAACAAATCAAGGCTCTGGAGGATCAAATAGGAGGATGCCCCTGTCCAGAAGAAAGAGATAAACCAGATCATATCAAAATTCTTCAAGATAGAGTTGATGAGCTACAGGGTAAAATAGCCAAGGTCAAAGAAATTGTTGCAGATTGCCCCTGTGGTAAGACAGATTGCAAGTGTGGAGGCAATTGTTCATGCCAACCTACAAATTCTTAAATCATCAAACTGGTGATGTTTGGACCGAATTCATGTCCATTACTGCTATGGAAGAGTTTCTAAAAGAATGCCCATTTGTTGAGCAATTGGTATATGGTGCACCAGCTATTGTTTCTATGACTGGAACTAAGCCAAAAATAGACGATGCTTTTAAGGATAAATTGAAAGAAATTAAAAAGCGTAACCCAAGGAATACCATAAATACATACTGAAGAGGAGTAACTTCTATTAGGCAAAAACGTTTGACTAAAAAAGAAAAAAAAGCATTACTAACAAAGGCCACGCCTAATACTTCACTTAAACTTCTTACTATAAGACCACTTACTAAAAATCAAGAATTATCATTTGACGCATTTTATGATAACAAACATTTATTTTTACATGGAGTCGCAGGGACAGGGAAATCATTAGTTTCCCTGTTTCTTGCTTTGGATCAAGTGTTATCTGGCCTCTCTGTTCAAAACAAAGTCATTATCGTAAGGAGTGCTGTTCCTAGCCGAGATATAGGATTTCTGCCGGGCAGTGTCAAAGATAAAATTCGCGAGTATGAAGCTCCTTATCGGGGTATTTGTACAGACTTGTTTCAACGTGGCGATGCTTATGATATTCTGAAAAGTAAAAACATTATAGAATTTATTTCAACCTCATTCGTTAGAGGATTGACTATTCGGGATTCTATTGTTATCCTTGAAGAAGTTCAAAACATGTCTTATGGCGAGATTTACAGCGTTCTTACACGTTTGGGTAGGAACTGCCGTGTCATCATTTCTGGTGACTATAGACAATCTGATCTAGAGCGTTCTGGTGTTCAGAAGCTCATTCGTGTTGTCAAAAAAATGAAATCCTTCAGCGCAATTGAATTTGGAATACCAGATATTGTTCGGTCGGATTTTGTAAGAGAATTAATTATAGCTTCAAATGAAGATGATAAATGTTCACGCATA